TTCATTACCTTTCACTGCTCCCTCTACAATTATTATTTGATTTACAGCATCATAAACACTCTTAACTGCATCATTCAAATAATCAATACAATTAAAGGCTATAATTCCAGCAGTAACTGATAATTTATCATTCTGCAATACTTCTGATAACATTTTTATTTTACAATTTCTTGAATATGCAAAATCTGGTATTTTGTTAGGAATATATTTTTCATAATCACTTAAAACTTTAATTATTTTTTTAACCATATCTTTAGGGTTATCAGCATAAATTAATGTATTTCTGTAAACTTCTTCTCTTAAAATCGGAATGTTATAAACTATACAAGGCTTATGGAAAAATAATGCTTCCATAGGTGGCATTCCAAAAGCCTCAAATCTACTTGGAAATATCATTAACTTACTAAAATATAAATATTTAAATTTTTCAGTATCACTTATACCATCACAGTATTCAATATCTAAATTTTCATAATTATATTCACTTTTTATTTTTTCTATGTTCCTGAATTTTCCAATTAATTTTATTTTTAATTTTAAATTATGTTTTTCCAGTTCACGTAAAACTGGCATTGGACATTTAAAATCAGCCATTCTTGTTATACAAACAATATCACATTTATATATATTCTCATCTTCCAATTTATATAATACTGCCTCATTCATAACATTTGATGCTAATTTATCATTCATACAAGGATACAATACTTTAAAACTATTATCATCTTGATTAATCCATTTTTTCAAATAATCACTACTCATATAACTTGGACTAATTTTAATATCAGCAGACGATATTGCTTTTTTAAAATCAGTCCAAAATTCTTCAGTAGAATCAATGCCTGCATGATATTCTGAAACAAAATTAGGACTTTCAAACATATAACAGTAAAATGGTATTTTCCATTTTTTAGCATATTCAGATGCATAAATTCCTGAAATATTAGGAATTCCAATAACAAAATCAAAATCATTACTTGTTTTATTCATACCATATTGTGAATCTATAATAATACTAACATTTTTATATCCAGGATAATCTTTAAAATCATTCTTAAAATGTATATCTCTATCACAGAATAAAATTACTTGATAATATTCTCCAAGCAAAACAGATTGATGAAAAATAGAATATCTTCCACCTGTATAATGAGAAGACATCTGCATGAATATACCAATTTTAGACATTGAAATTACATTTTTAGTATTTTTTGGGGTAAAAGTAGGCTCATCCACTTTTAAGTGTAAAAACAATGGTGAAATGGCTGTTTTGACCATATTTATTATATCAATTCTATTAATGTCTGAATTATTAATAAAATCTTTTGATAAAATTATATGATAATTGCCATTTATTTGTTGAATAGAAATAGAAGAGGATTTAACATGATTATTTATAACAGGTAATAATTTTGAAGTTAATTTTCTCTTTTTGTCATTTTTATCTATAATATTTTTACTTGTGTCTTTATCTGGTCTGTTCATAAAAACTCCCAATATAGAAACTGGACAAATTCAATTTAAATGAAAATATAAAAATTTGTCCAGTTTCATCAATTTGATTCAATCACTTTCAATAATTAACTAATATTGTTATTAACTCCATGTTGACGGTGTATCCAAATCAAAAATTTGACAAATAGCATCTTGATGTTCTACAGCCATATCAGCACGTTCACTGATAACAAACTGTCTGGCATCATATGATATCAACTCGTCAGTCTTTATTTTTATCAACCTTCTATCACCCATAATAGCATTACTCTTATGAGTTCCTACAGCATATTGATCAGTACACCAATCTGAATTAATAACTGATAATTTACCATAAAGTTTACCAAATTCACCACGCAATATTGTAGCGTTTGGACCATATTTATCCACAGTAACTAATTTTGTGTCATCTAATAACTGATTAGCTGACCATGGATTCATGAATACTATAATATCCGACATCACTCTGGCATATTTACCCAAATTGTACATTAATTGACGCAATATTGAAGTTGACATATCAGCACCACCAGCATCTACTCTATTTGCTGCTCTATTGCCAACTGATAAAGTACCAACTATATCACCACCAAGAGTTAATAAACCATTCCATGCAAGACGATGATCTTTGGTGTACCAATTAGCTTCAGAAGCAGCTGCTTCAGAAGCAGCCGTTGCTGTGTGACTTCTATCACCAACAATACAGGTTTCTTCTTCACACTCGCCAAAACCTTTAGCAAAATGATTCCGAATAATTGTATCCATACTCTGTGAAGAATCCTCAAACACTTCTTCACTGGCTTTAATCTGAGCCATAAGTTTCCTGGCTGTCAGCCTTACTGTTCCCGTAGTTAATGTGGTTTCAATTGCTTCCTGTGTTAATTCTGTACTTTCATAATAAACCTTTGGTCCACTTAAAATTTTAGGAAAATCGAGTGTTTTTCCACCCATAGGTAGAACTCTAAAAATTTGCCTAAATACTGTATTATCTCTTACCAGATCAATAAATGATGCAGCAAGTGGTACAGGAAGAAAATCACCACCAGAACCAGCGGCAGTACTCAAAGCCTTTTTTAAGGCTTGTTGAAGTAAATCATCAGACATCTTAAATACCTCCACAACCAATAATAATTAAAATATATAACCATGCTGGCATAACCAGTTATTTTCGATGCAAAATATTAGAAAATTCTTGATTAAGAATTTGATTCCTAACATTCGGATCAAGAGCATCCCATTCATCCATTGAAATAGTATTTACATCAATTTCAGATGCCCCTTTTGGTAATTCGCCTTCTACATTCTTCACCAATTTATTACCATCTACAATAACATAAGATTTTCGTGAAGCCTTACCACCAGACAATACTTCCTGAACTGTATCCTTTATCATTTTCTGAAGTTTACTCTTTTCAGTTTCTTCACCACTTTCTTTTGTTACTGTTTTAGTTTCATCATCGGAATTAGATTTTTTCACATCAGTAGATTTTAGCATACTTTCCAGATTCTTTATTAAACCTTCTCCAAATGATTTCAACATATCTTGTGTAACAAATTTTGATTCATCATCATTTTTATTATCGGTTTTCTTTTCATCACTATCAACCGTTTTATCAGGCTCTTTAGTAGCAACTAATGATTTACTTATCAAATCAACAATGAATTGATTCACAACATCATCAGCTGTTTTCTTTACAAGACTACCTGTAACTGTTTCATCAGCTATTTTCTTGTCTTTTTTCTTTTCGTCAGTTGCCATCTTAATTTAATCCTCCAAAGATAAATTTTTCACAACCAAAACTACCTCTTTAGCTATAATTGCTGATAAAGAGGTAACTTCATCAACAAGTTGCCCTGTTAGACTTCTAATATCTGCTATTTTCTCATCTACAGTCAAATCAGGATGATAAATAATATCATTTATTAACATGTGAAATTCATCAACAAGACTCCACAATTCCTGTCTTGCCTCTTTCGCTCTTACAGCATCAAGCAAAGTACCAATTAACAATTTCCTAAAATTAATAAATTTATATTCCTTATCATACAATCCTAATTTATCTCTAACAGATTTTAATAATAAAACTGCATTCTTGTTATCATCTTTCATTGCCTGATAAAATGATTTATCAAGCAATTCCATATGTATTTGCAATCGCAAATCGCCATTATGTTGTGATACAACATATTTATAAGGATAACGCCAATCTTTTTTCAATCCAGTTGAAAATAAAAAACATTGTTTAGGTAAATCATCTACATTAATTTCCTCTAATGAAGGCTGCTTAACTGATAATTTTTTATATTTATCTACTGCCTGCTGAAAATCAATCCAAAAATATTCTTTATCACTATCATCACCACTATCTCCATAACCTTTTATTTTATATTCAGGAGCAGTTTTTGTTTCAGTAACGTCCATCTCCAATTCTTCAGCAGCATTTTTATAAAATGATTTTTCATCATCTTTGAATTCATCAAGAACAATAAATTTGGAATCATCAAAATTTTTAAAAAACAATTTAACATCTGATCCTGGCAATGCTGCTATTGGAGTTACTGATATTTCATAAATATCTCCATCTAACAATTTCTTAACACTTCTTCCAATATCCTCTCTATAAACCTTCACTGCTTTAGTTACTCTTCCACCTATTGAATAACCAAAAGTAATACCATTATTTATTCTTTCAATCAATCTCGAAACCATCTTACTACCATTTTGATTCTGTTCTGAATATTCATCTTCCAGTTTAGTAATAGGAACAAATGATTTTTCATCATTTGCCACTTCAACTACTTTTCCAAGCAAATGTTCAGTATCATGGATGTGATCAAGAAATACAGGTAAATTTAATGCTGTTTTTTTCATCTTTTCAATAAATTGTGGCATTACTAACTCATCTGTTTTATCAAGCCATGATGCTGATGCAACTCCTTTCAAAAATTTACCTTTCTTATCACCACTGTCAAAATCTATTGTTTTCTCAAAAGGTATAAACAATTTAAACATGCCATCATTTTTTTCTGTGGACTTAAAAAAACGAATTGTATTTACTGTCATATTCATATCCTTTGCCTTTCTTATTTCCCTCTTTAATATCATTTCTATTGGAAGTATTGTTTTGAATTTCCAAGCACCATTACTATTATAAACATATCTTTTTATAGCCTTCCATGCCTTTTCTCTCGCTATCGGCAAACTATCATTAAAGGCTACAAGACTATTAAAAATTTTCATCCAGGCAATTGATAATTGTCCAGGTAATTCCTTCACATCATCAGTCAATTCATCCCACGATGATATTGATTCATCTAAATGAATTGAAAGAGTCTTTTTGACCCATTTGTCTCCAACTTTCTTGTATTTATTCTTTATCTGTGCCCATGCTGCCTGTCTTGCCTGATTTTCATCTTTAGTATCTTTTAAAACGGCATTAAAAACATTAACAGCAATTTTTTGAGCACCTTTAGGCAAATTTTTCGCCCATGTAGGTAAATTTTTTGGATAACTATATGGCATAAATTTCCTCTCTATTTTAGATTATTACATTGTTAACAATATTGCTTGCTACTAATATAGCTGTTAAAATGTAATAATAAAAGAATAAACACGAAATAATAATCTTTAAAAGTCCCGAAGAAAAATTATTTCCACTTAAACTAATATAATTTTCTTCTTTTTAGCATCTGACAACAATTTTCTTATCGCCAAATCTATATCCGTTTTTTCCACACGTTCTAAACCAGTAGGTATTATTCCACCAACTGTAAGTCCAGTACTTAACCATCCTTTCAAATCAAAATCATCATCTTCTTTCCTTGCAGGAAAAGATGGCTTTGATTTTGATTGTAAAGGAATCATCTGATTTAATAAATATGGTACATCGCCCCATTCTACAGGTTCCATACCTAATTGTTGTAATACCATATTAATAGTGAATACACCATATCTTAAATAAATTTGGTGTATTTTAGCTTCTAATTGTTTATCAATGTTATCAATACCTTCCCAACTCATATATATATCATTGTAACCAAAATTCGAGTTACTCCAAATAACAAGAGTATTAAATTGATTAGAAAAACTTTTTAATAATGGTTTTATAGCATCTTTCTTAAATTGTTCCTCCTGATATTCAGCATTAATTCTACCTTGATTCATTTCTATTACACCAAGTACAGCAGCTTGCATATGATATACTGCCATTATTTTACTCAACAACCATCGACTATATTCCTGAAATTGCATATCTTCATTAGTCAATCCCACTTTCTCTATTTTTATTCCACCCTTTTCGGAACCAATAAGTATTGGTCTGTGTGGATTGCCCTTCAACTCCTGATCCCACCATTGTCTTAAACGAGTCATTGCTGGACCACCTTGACCATAACCAAGATTCTCAAACATAATAGCTATTCTTGGTGTGGCATCATTTACAAATCTCTTCAAATTAAAATCTGTAGCAAACAGTTCTGCTGTTACTGTCTGTCTTAGTGATTCTAATGGAGAATTACCATATACTCTATTTGCTCTTGGATATTGTGAAAAATAGCATAATTCATCAATAGCAAACTTAGCAATAGTTTTACCATAATTATCTTTTTGAATGTATGCTGCTAACTTATCCTTAAAAATACCTCTCTGATCAACATTTTTCCGAATAGTATTACCAGCAACACTGAAAATTTCATCAATTCCTTTTTTAGTATTGTTACTAACAAGTTCCAATGCTCCTGCATCAAAAATTAAAACGTCTGTAAATATTTCAGTTCTTATCTTGTCAAAAGATTCTTGTGAATTATTAGGAACAGCTAATAAATTTTCAATAAATTCAATCCTTCTTTTCTGATCATCAGTAGGTTTTGCTCCTGCTTTTTTTATCACTGCTTTTATAATAGGCGAAACTGATGTTGACCGCCGAACAATCTTATCAACACATGCTCTTATCCAAGTGTTCAACTGATACATAGAATTCATTGTTGGATAATCTAACTCTTTT